TGTTGTCTATCGGTATAACCATCACGATAACCTTTACCTGGCGTATAATTTGTCATTGTTTATCCAATCTATACATTATAACTTTAACATCTTCGAGATTAGATTCATCCAATCGAACCCAATATCCATCTCGTATCAAATCTTTCATTGCATTGATTTGATATTCCTTGAAGTATTTAGTTTCTTCTTTGTTATTTGTAACGATGTCTAAGACTTTATATTCTATATCAAGCAACCACGCAGCGCAATGGATACTTTCAGAATATTGATGAATAGCATCTTCTGTTATTTCTTTAAGATGCTTTAAACGAAATGTATTTGACATATAAAGCCACCTGTGGGATTCGAACCCACGACCTATGCTTTACAAAAGCATGGCTCTGCCGCTGAGCTAAGGTGGCTAGAGATTTTACTCTTCTACATTGAGAATCTTGTTAAGTTTGTTGGTTGCTACTTTCTTCCCAACAATCTTAATCGAAGTGGTGTGTGTTGTTTTGAGATTGCTCTTGAGTCTTTCATCCACTGGAATAATATCGCGCCCAGAAGCAAGTTCATCAAGAGTTGCAGCAGCAAATCCAATAACTTCATAAATCTTATTCTTTGGTCGAATATTTTTGCCACTACCACTCAAATCGTATGCACGAATTGCAGTATTATAACAATTATCAAGCATATCGAGAATCTTTCGACTCTTGCACTTCAAGTCAGATTCATTCTTAGTCTGAAAGTCATTAATGTTGAATACAATCTTTTGACGCCGACCAGTTTCAGAATAATCAGCAATCATTCGACCATAACTTCTGGTTGGGTCTGAACAATCAAACAAATGATATTCTCCCTTTCCGAATTTATTTAGAATTGAATTTCCACTAGACTTCAAAGCTCTCTTGAATTCCTTTTGAGTGCGAATCACAACATCAGTTCTACCTTGTCGTTGCTCTGCAATTCGAATAATTTCTGTAAGAGTGCCATCTGCCTTAGTAAAGGAAATAAAATCAGGATTCATTGAGATTGTATTACGAATCCCATCGTGATCGACTTCTCCGTATTGGTCGATAAATGTTCCATCACTAATTCCAGCAGCAATTACCTTTGCAACATCATACTTCGTTGCCTTTGTCTGAACAAGGTGATCGACATTCGACTTCAGACTATAAAGATTAATAATTGAGTCTCGGGAAAACTTTCCAGTCTTCTTTGCAGAAATAATATTAAAAACAAACTTATCCAAACCAATTGCCATCATTGCTTCAGTACGATGATGACCCTGAACAAGTCGATACTTCTTATTATTATATTTCTTCATTTCCATGCCATCATTAGCAATGACACACGGAAGGGGTTGGCCAACACACCAACCTCGTGTTGCAAAATCCTCTTTTAGACCCTTGATGGCAATTTCATTTGCCTTATCTTCTCGGACCTCATTAGTGCCATCATTCTGAAAGAAAATATCATCAAAATTAATTTCCTTGCGATCAACAATCGTGACGCCTGGAACAGACCCTGATGCTAGTTCACCCAACTTGAAGTTTTCAAAAGTCTTCAAACTTACAATAGTGATGTCAATAAAGTTTGACATAATATAAAAGTCCTTACCACTAAAGTGGCATATTAGCAATTTTACCTCCGCCCAACTACATTGTTGAAACTGTTTTCAAGGTGTGCTTTAACTTGCACTTGCTATGCTCATTATTATATTCATTGAACTTTTAGTGTCAAGCACTAAAAACAATGAATCTTTACAAACTCTCCGAACTGGGTCGAACCAGTGACATCGAAGTTAATAGCTTCGCGCTCTACCTGCTGAGCTATCAGAGAATTAACAAAAATACTGCTTTCTCAATCTTGTAGTTATAAGCAATCTTGCAGGAATGTATAGACTACAGATAAAGATAAAGTTTTCTTCCATAATACCAAAGGTGGGACTCGAACCCACACGCCAAAGGCAATTGATTTTGAATCAATCGTGTATGCCATTTCACCACTTTGGTATAATAGGGATGGTGGGACTCGAACCCACACTGGAACGATTTTAAGTCGTTTGTCTCGGCCATTGGACTACATCCCCAAAAAATTATCCCGCCTAGATTTGAACTAGGAAAAAGAGAACCAAAATCTCCTGTGATACCGTTTCACCACGGGATATTATACACAATAAAATATAGGTGTCAATAGATTAGAAATTATTATTCAAATCTTGCACCAAGAGCCATACGAGTGCCAGTTGCACTTACTCCACCAAATGTAGTTCTCATTCTATCCATAGGAGTTTGATTTCTAAATGGTGAGTTTGCAGCGAGTCCAACATTTCCATATCTTCGAGCAGTTCTAGATAAATCGGCAGCACTTTTACCTTGCAAATCACTGGATACAATTCCTGATTGTTTTACAGCAACTTTTTCACGCGGAGTCATACCTCCACGATTGGGGTTGTTGATAAAACTGGCAGCTGTATCAAATGCCGTTTCTCTAGCACCAGAATAATTTGTAGGAGATATTGCACCAACAATTCCCCTATTTTTGATATTAGTTCTGATGGCCTGAATTCCGCGAGTCGCGGCATTTCCAATTCCACCTTGTTTATACCCAGAAGATATTGCACCCAATACGCTAACTTCGTTTAAAAATTCTTTGAATGTTTTCATATATTTATGTATGAACTTTAATTTTTGAACAATAGTCATACATCACAATTCCTGATGCAGTACCAACATTCAAACTTCTAACGCTTCCATACTGCTTAATATACAGCAAATCATCACACATGTCAAGTACTTCTTCAGGAAGTCCCACTTGTTCTTGTCCAAATGCAATTACATAATGAGTATTAACATCCCATTCGTATTCGTCAATTGGTTTGGCAGTAGAAATATTATCTATGCCAACAATCTTGAGTCTACCTTCGCATCCAATGTCGAGACCAATCAAATAATTCTTTAGTTCTTCAGTTGTTTTGCAGTGCTGAAAACGAGTATAATTCTGAGTGCCTACAGCACCTCTACGGTCATATTGCTTTGAACCGTAGATGATTACCTTTGAAGCCAAGAACGCATTCGCATTACGAATAACTGTAGAGATATTGAAATCGTTATATAGATTACTACAGAGAATCGAATAATTTTTCCTTTTAGAGTCGAGGTCGGCAAGGATTGCTTCGTGCTTCCAGTAGTGGTAGTGGTCAATGACATTTCTTGTCTCCATGCACATAGTATACCATAATCCAAATGTTTGTCAAGACAAACCTCTCCGTTTCATCTCAGCAACAACAGACTCAAGGTCTTTCTTTGCATCAATCATTTTGTTCTTATACATCTTACGGTCTTTATACATCTTATCCATAAGTTCAGGCAAGAATCCTCGAATATCTTTTCTATATGTAGTGCCATTGGCGGCAACCGACACATTCTTCTCTTTCATCTCTTCAAGATATTTCATCGACACAGTGCCGCGATTTAATATGCCGTCTACGGATACAATACCACGATGACCATCATTTGTCGCCGTCTCTGGTGAAATATTATATTGCATTATAAGATGCGGATATAGTGAATTAAGGTCATAACTAACGACCCAATCAAACATACCAACGAGTGGTTCTTTTACATATGCACCTGCATATTGTTCATCTTTAGATGACTTCTTCTTGGGTGGAATAACAACATTATTATGTGCCAAATAATTGTAGATAATTACATCCCATGTTTTCACCTGTGAAAAAACATCAGTATAATTAACACCTGCTGAATATGCAAGTGCTAATGCGAGTTCCATCAACTTAAGCTTCTCTTCCAACCTTTCAACAAGAACAACATCCTTGATGTTATATTCAATGAACTTCTGAAAGTTTTTGGTATAGAAATCTTGTATGGTTTCATATTCACCATATGACATCTTACCTTCCCCAAGTTCTACTTGTGAAATGTGATTGAGACTATAAGACTCCTGATTTACATATGTAAAAGTCTTGTAAAGTTCATAATAGTCCATTGTTGAAATACCAATCAAGTCATATACTTTGCTTTCAACATTTTGACCTTTACGAATTACCATCTTGTCACGAATTACATGCCAAGGTGAAAGTTTCTTTGCATACTTTTGACCAAATAGTTTTACAATTCGATTGTAAAGATATGGAATATCGAAGAATCGAATGTTCCATCCAGTAATTACATCTGGATAATCTTTACTGAACCATTCAACAAACTCTGCCAATAGCATCTCTTCGTCTGAGAAGATTCTGACATCTTCTTTGTTTGTTGGTTTAAAGTTACCTAAACAGAAAACAACTGGTGTTTTTCCAGCTCGTTTTGCAGTTATTGCAATTACTTTTTCGTTTGGGTCATCAATTTGGGGGAATCCGCTGTCGCAGGTGGTCTCGATGTCGATGAACATGACATCAATGAGAGAAAAATCATAATTAAGATTATCACCATAATTTTCACGAATGTATTGATACTCTGACGCAATTTCACCATGAATCTCAAAACCTTTCACATCGGCATATCGTTCAATAAATTGACGATATTCATGCATATTTTCAAAATCAACTTTACTGAGATTTACACCATGAATACTCTTATACTTTGATGATTTATCAGTAGATACAAATAAAGACGGCCTAAATGAAAGTTCATCCTTTCTCTTAACTCCATTTTCATTATATCGAACAAGAATTTTAGAGCCATAAGAATATACATTGGTATAAAACTTCATATTAAAATTATATCACAATCACAATAGAGTTCAAGACTTATCTTTTTGAGAAACATATGCCTGCATCAAAATAATATAATTGATGACATCAATACAGGTATCATTAAATGATTCGTCTGTTACTTGTAACTTTCCGTTTTGAACAAATGAGCTAAGACGACTCATCTTATCTGTTAATCTTACAAGAAATCCCTGTTCGGTCTTGCAGATACCCATATCTTCAACGCGAGTGAAGTTAACAAATGGATTTCCCCCGCCACTTCCTGCATAGTCTGCATTTTTCTTTTTCATCAATTCTAGTGCTGTTTTACACACCTCACCGTGCCGTTGAAACAATTCTTCGTTTGTCATGTTAAAATACTTTCCAGAGAACTAGGCTCTATAATCTTAAAAGCAGAATCACCAGATTTGGAGAAACACCAAATATTTTCAATAAAATCATTCGTAAGATGTTTCTTCAAGTCATCTTTATTTAGTGTCTTTGGTCGTTGCTTGATACGCATACCAATTTGACCAATAAATTTTCCATTTAGATTTCCAGTAACATAGTCTACCATTTCATCACAGGTATGATGACGAACTTTGTTTACCGTTGGGTCCATGATGTTTATCATCATTGTTCCAGATTCTGATAGGCACTCAAAAGTTCTTTCTAATACTGGAAATAAAAACTTATCTCTCCAGTTATCATATTCTGGATAACGACTCCATGATTGATTTTGTTCATCCTTTCCTCCTTTATTATAAATTTCTGTAGAAAAATATGGAGGAGATGTAAAGACACAATCTATCTCAGGACATATTGCTTTCCAATTTATATCCTCAGCAGGTGCATTGATTAACACTACATCCTTTTTACCCAAACACATAAAAAATCTATCAGATTCAGTTATCTTAGGATTATCACATCCGAGATATTTCTCATATGCAATACATTGTTTCTTGTAGACTTCAAATGTATTTGGATTTGGATCACATCCTGCGTAAAAATAAGAATGTTTTGATGTGTAATATCCAGCAAGACGATCACCCCATCCCATACTAAAATCTAGGAGTGTTCCTGCTCTGGTAAAATCATAAATCGTCTTTGCAACATGTGGTTTAAATTGCGTGGCCACATATGCACCCAATCTAAATGAACCACGAATATTTGTTTCATTTATAGTGGTAGTACCCATGCGCCAGAATATCCAGTTCATCTTCTCAAGTAGAGTCTTATCATTCCATATTTCTATTGGAGAAGCAAATCCATATGAAGGACAGGACATTCGATTGTGTTGTTGAAAATAATTACTAATATCATTATGATAATGACCAAAATCAATTAAAAACTTTCCATATGTCTTATATGGATATTTGTAATCATTATACTTCTCAACAACTTCCTCTTTTGCAGGATACGAGATGAAATGATTTTCATTTTTATTGATTAGATCATTAAATTTATTAATAACATCTGGTTCATCAATTTTTCTAAATGGAAATGGAGGTTTAGCAGTAGAAATATATTCTGCTAAACCTTTTCGTATTTCGTCTTTTGTTTTAATTGAATTTAGATATATCCAATCTTCTGGTGTTATATCAGGAATACCAGAAGCATCTGTTCTTTGTGTTATGAATTGTTCAACGGTGTCCATTCTACTCCTGTACTTCCAAATCCACCATCTCTATTTGTTTTCTTTTCTGGTCTGGTGGCAATATAGTTAAAATTTGCTTTAATCACGGGACATAATTCGGCCTGAGCAATTCTATCTCCACTATAGATTCTGACCCTCTCCTGAGAGTTGTTATAGATTGGAATGAACAATTGCTCGACATAATCAGAGTCGATTATACCAACACAATTAATCAAATTCAACCCCTTCTTGGAAGAAAGTCCAGAACGAGGATAAACCTTTACACAGTGTTGTTCTGGAATATCAAGAATAATACCAGTAGGCACAAGTAGTCTCCATTCAGCAGGAACTTCAATGTATGCCTTTCCATTTTCGTCTTGACTTCCAAGTACAATAATTTCTTTATTGTCTTTGG